CCCGTGAGCCGGCAACGTAAAGGTGCGATTGGCGGCGGCGTTGTCCTGCGTAAACACACCGTTAATGTCGGCAATCGCAATGATCTTGTTGGCCGCGCCGACAGCAGTCCATGGGCGCCGCCCGTCATCGAACCAGAGGCCGCTGACGACGTCGAGGTGGCCGATATGGGTCTGCGTCGCATCGCCGAGCGCGATGTAGCGATCCCATTGGACCGCGACATCGGCGTAGGTCCAGAAGGAGGCGCCAGCGCGCATCAGAGCGTGGCGAGCGGCATTCAGCCAGCCGGTGACGACGCCCTCATGCACCTCGGCCGAGGCCGGGACGTAGACCGTGAGCGGCAGGTCGTCGACCGTCCACGGCACCGCGGCGTTGCTGTTGGTGCTCTTCCAGACACCGCGCGCCAGGGTGGCCGGCGAGCCCGGCGTATAGATCGCGCCGCGGTTCATCTCCCACTTCGTGTTGTTGTTGTTGCGCACGACATAGGCCGGCTTGTCAGCGGAGACATATTGCGACGAGAACGGCAAATAGTCGCCCTTGGCACCTTCCAGAGAGTAGGTGCCGGTGCCGGTCGTGTTGCTCGTCTCGACCGTCTCTTCAGCAAATGTGCGTGCCATATCAGGCCTCTTTCCTAGATCAATTCGGTGAGAGTGAGGGAGGTCCGCCAGACAGCGTCAGCGCCATCCCACCAGGGCTGTACCTCAAACTGCGCTTGATCGGCGAAGAGCGCCTGCAGCGTGTAGAGGTACGCATCGCGCCGGGTGGCGCCGGGATCGAGCGCGAACACGAAGTCGCGCGCCAGGCCGCAATAGCGCTGCAGCTCGAACAGCGAGGCGACCAGCTCGTCGTGGTTCACGCTGGTGAACGGCAAGGTCAGGCGTCGCGAGGCCGAGCCGCGCGGGTCGGTATAGGTGCGGGCGAACGGCGTTCGGGTCTGGGCGTCAGGCGACAGCAGGCCCATCGCCGGGCTGTTGTCGACGTTGAATGTGGGTTGAAATGCCTGCCCCAGCAGAACGCGGCCGAGATCGAAATAGGTCAGGGCCGCGCCGGGGTCGGCGAACTCGATGCGCCAGTATTTGTAGGCCGCGGTGTTGGTCCAGCGCACCAGGCCGGTGAAGACCGGCCAGTCGACGACGACCGGCTTCTCAGCCCCCAGCCACGGGCTCTGCCAGCCGGTGTCGAGGGCCGGCGTGGTGAGCAACTCGGCGGCCGTCTCGGCTGCGTAGATCCGGACGACGGTCGAGGGTCCGAAATTCGGCGCGATGAACGCGGCGGTGTCGCAGGACTCGGCCTGCTCGAGCGTGAAGTTGAGATACTGGCTGGTCTTGCTCGTCGTGCGCCACTTCTTCGCCGGCTGGATGTCGGCCAGGAACGCCGACGGCAGGCCGGTGACCTCGGTGCTGGCTGCGACCGTCGCACCGTCGATCGTGCGCGACGACAGGAACAGGCAATTCTCCGGCGCCGCGACGGGTGCCTCGTACAGGTCCCCCGCCCCGACCGGCAGCACGCTGTAGGGGCTGGGGCTTGTCGGCATGATGATTACTCGACTTCGGCAGGGAATCCGGGATCGCTGCTGTCCATCTGCGGCAACGCCGCGAGATAGGACCAGTGCGCCTCGTGTGCTGGATCAGTCAGCACCTCGACGCCCAGCACGAATACACCGCCCTCACGCTCTATCGGGTCTAGAGCGGCGGATGGCGTAGAGAGGCCGCGCACGCTATCGGCTTGAGCGGCGTCTAGAAGGATAAATATCGCCATCAGACGTTCGCTCCCACACTGGTGGCCCACGCCTGCACCGCGGCGTACTGCGCCAGTTCCTGCGTGTCGGAGAGCGGGCCACCGACCACAACGAAGCCGACAGAGGACGCCCGGAAAGAGGCCGCCGTGCCCGCGTTGTTGTAGCACGCGAGATAGATGGCGCGCGTCGGCACCACGTTTGACGACCCAATCGTGGCGTCTGTCAACTTTACGCCGCGGTCGAACATCTTAACCGTTGATCCACCGCCCGCGCGACTTGCGGCTTTAAGCCCTTGGCTGTCATTAACGGACAGTGTGAAACTGGCGTTCAGCCCGTTTGCGCGAGCCGTGGCCGTTGTTCCGGTTCGATTGTTAATCGTCAAGTTACGCCCACCAACATCCAACGTACCTGCGCTCGACCCGCCCGCGCTGATATTCGTCCTCTCGTAGACGCCGATACGCTGGTTCGCGCCCGTGCAGTTGACGCCGTGAGTGGCGGGTATGAAGACCGTGTCGACGTAGTTGGTCGTGCCGTTGAAAGCGTAATTGCGATCCGTCGTGAACGTCGGAGTGTTGACCGCCGTTGCGAGACGACGCTGCTTCAGTGACGTAAGGCCTTGGATGGCGTTCTCAGCCCAGAAGCTCCAGTAGTCGTCGGTCAACGCCCAGGCACCGGACGCCTTTTCAGCGATGACAAAGGTCGCAACAATGGCAAGCCGCGCAGGGGAGACCGAGCCGCCGTTGGCGAGCACAGCAGCGTACCAGGCGCGAACGTCCGAATCGAAAACCCCGCTCAGCGCAGCCAGGCGACGTGCGATGCTGCTCATCAGGTGTAGACCTTCTCAGTGGTGATGCGCAGCAGGATGTCGGACGTGCTGGCATAGGTCGGAGCGCCAGTCGTGACCAGCACGGCATATCCGCTCCGACCTGTCAGCGTCAGGCGCTTATAAATGTTGCTCTGCGTGATGATGCCGCCGCTGGCGCCGAGGTTCACCAAGCCGCTTAAAACTAGGTGGCCCTGCGACTTCAGAAGATCAGCAGCCGAAACCGCGTAGGCGGTTTTATCGGTCACAGTGCCGGCAAGATCGGCATCGAAAAACATCAGGTTGTATCCCACTGACTGCGCCGCTTTGTCGATCAGCACGACATCGGTAATGGCGCAGTCGTATTCACTGCCCGCCGGGAACAGGTCCGACAGTGTGATCTTGCCGCCGACCGCGTTGCCAGAGGCATAAAGCGCAGCCGTCACAGTCTGCTGAATTGTGGTGATCATTGCGCGCTCCTACTGATTTTGAAAGACGATCCACATCCGCCAGGTCGTGCCGCCGTCGATCGTCTCGTACAGCAGGCGATCCTTTATTGTGTTGGTTGATGTCGGCGTGTAGGCGCCCGACATCGGCACGACGCTGGCCGGCTGGGTGACGGTGCGCGGCGTGCCATCCGCCGTGAACTCAAGGATGAAACTCGACGCGAAGCCCGCGACCATGTTGTTGATGTTGAGCGCGGTGACGTTGGCATTCAGCGCGACGTTGAAGATCGAGGCCGCCGACAGGTCCAGTGCCAGCGCGCCGGCGGCGATAGCGGGCGCCGCCACGGTCTCGCGCTGGCCTTGGGTCGCAATCGGGCCCGGCATGATGACCTGGCTGTTGGCGTCGGCGATGACGCTCTTCGACGCCGGCGCTACGCAGGAAATGGTCTTGGTGCCGGCCGAGAAGGCGATCTTCACGCCGGTCGTCGAGATCAGCGGCGTCGCGGCGCGCGTGATCGTGCCATCGCCGACGACGGTGCAGAGCGTGACCTCGACCTCGTTGGCGGTCTGGTGCTGGATGCAGCCCCAAAACGTGTCCGCGGCGACGGCGCCCTGGTTGGCGAAGCCGATGCGGCCGGACGGCACGGCGCCCAGCGTGAGTGCCCCGGTCCCGGTCGACGTCGTGAGCTGCTGGGCGAGATCGAATGTCTTGTGCGCCATGTCATCCCCACCAGTCGTAAATCACTTCATCGGCGCCCTGCGCGTCGATGCTCACGGCCAGCAGCGGCAGAGCCGCGCCGGCGGCCAGCCGGTCGAAGCCGGTCAGCGTCGCCACCGAGCCCAGAAGGTCGGCATAGGGATCGACCTTCATCGGCCACTGCCAGCGCTTGCGAGGCACGTCGAGGATGCCCTGTTGCCGGGCCGCCTCGAGCTGGGCGTCGACCTCGAGCCAGAAGCCCGAGTTGACGACGAACGCCGTTCGCGCCGTCGGATAGAGGCTGGCCACCGCCGGCGACGCCGACGTGGCATAGCGGGCGGCCTTGCCCAGGATTTCCGCCGTCGCATCGTCGACCGAAGCCGCCAGTTCCGTGCGGCCCTGCGGCGCCACGTTCGTGCGCCAGCTCATGTTCGTGCCGGCGCGCGGCACGCTGATCGCCACGACGCGAGGCTCGCCCATGCCTTCCTCCTGGTAAGCGATCGCCCTCGACGATCCGGTCGCGGGCGACTCGACGAAGCCGACCGTCAGCAGCCCGTCCGGCCGGATGCGCCACCAGCCCAGAATTCCTGCCAGCACCAGGTCGAGGGCGTCGGCCTTGCTGATCTCCCCGTCGAAATACCAGCCCACCGGTGCGGCGTGCCGGATCTCCAGCCGGTTGAAGCCGGTCATGTCGATGTCCGCGGTATCGTCGAGCCGGTTGGTGCCGCGGGTCGTGGCGATGCGGCGGGCAATGGCGGCGCGGGTCGTCGGGCCGGGGTGGCCATAGGCGGTGTCGGCATCACCGATCACGTCGACCCGGACGCCGTACTGCAGGGTCACGTTCGGCCGCGCCAGCGACTGCGCCAGGCAGGTGCCGACCTCGCCCGAAGGGATCGTCGCCGCGGCCAGCGCCTCATAGGTCGCATAGTCGGCATGGACCGGCAGCGCGACGCCGCCGTGCTTGAAGGTCAGCAGCGACTGCGACGATCCCAGGCTCCACTGGAACACCTGGTCGGCGGCGCTCAGCAGGACCGGCTCGACGTTGAAGCAGTAGCCCAGCGCCCACGGCTTCCAGCGGCCTGCCAGGCTGGCGTCACCCTCGATGCCGCCGGTGCCGTGGTAATATTCGCCGTGCAGCGGCCCCTGCAGTTGCCAGCCGAGGTCGCGCAGGGCGAAGCGCTTGGCGTCCAGCGACGGCACCAGCCCCGAAGTGGTAAAGCGCCCCACCGTCTCCCAGGTC